TGGTAAAGAAGTTGGTACTACTCCCGACGAAGACCCTGCGAAAGATAACAAAGAGAAGAAGAAATTAGATCAAGCAGAGAAAAGGATCTCTATGATTAAGAAATTGGTTCTACTGAAGAAAAGACAGGCAGTCAATCAGGGGGCTGGTGCTGACGTAACTGTTTAATTATTATGCCTGAAGTATATCTTGGTAATCCTAATCTAAAGAAAGCCAACACTGACATTGAGTTTAGTCACGATCAAGTTCAAGAGTTTATTAAATGTAAACTTGATCCGATTTATTTTGCTAGAGAGTATATAAAGATTGTAAACGTTGATGAGGGTTTAGTTCCCTTTGATATGTGGCCATTCCAAGAGAAGTTAATTGATAGATTCCATCAGAATAGATTTAATATATGCATGATGCCTAGACAGACTGGTAAGTCTACTACGTCTGTATCATATCTTTTACATTATGCATTGTTTAATGATAATGTTAATATTGGTATTCTTGCAAACAAGGCAGCAACTGCCAGAGACTTGTTAGCAAGACTCCAGACTGCTTATGAGAACTTACCCAAGTGGATGCAACAGGGTATTCTTGTATGGAACAAAGGTAGTTTAGAACTGGAGAACGGTTCCAAGATTATGGCAGCATCCACATCTGCTGCTGCAGTTCGGGGTATGACTTTTAACATCATATTCTTAGACGAATTTGCGTTCGTACCTAATCATATTGCTGACGACTTCTTTAGTTCGGTTTATCCTACTATTTCATCTGGTAAATCAACCAAGATTATCATCGTTTCTACCCCCAAGGGTATGAACCACTTCTATCGCATGTGGCATGATGCTGAGAACGGAGATAATGAATATATACCTACTGTTGTCCATTGGAGTGAAGTTCCTGGTAGAGATGAGGAGTGGAAAAAACAAACTATTGCAAACACTTCAGAATCACAATTCAAAGTTGAGTTTGAATGTAACTTCTTAGGTTCTGTTGATACTCTTATTTCTCCATCGAAACTGAGATCACTTGTCTATGATAAACCTGCTGTTTCAAATGAAGGATTAGATTTATACGAACAACCTATTAATAAGCATGATTATGTATGCACGGTTGACGTTGCTCGTGGTGTAGGAGAAGATTTTTCTGCATTTATAATTATAGACATAACAGAATTTCCCCATAGGGTAGTTGCAAAGTTTAGAAATAACTCAATTAAGCCAATGTTATTTCCTAATGTTATTCATGAAACGTGTAAGGCATATAATCAGGCATTTATTCTTTGTGAAATAAATGATATTGGTGATCAGGTAGCATCTATTCTTAATTATGATTTTGAGTATCCAAATCTTCTTATGTCTTCCATGAGAGGTAGAGCAGGACAAGTTATAGGACAGGGATTCAGTGGAAGTAAGGTACAACTGGGTGTCAAGATGTCCAAGACTGTTAAGAAGGTTGGATCATTAAATCTTAAGACGATGATAGAAGCGGATAAGGTTATATTTAAAGATTATGAGATTATATCTGAGTTAACTACTTTCATTTCAAAGAGTAATTCATTTGAAGCAGATGATGGTTGTAATGATGACTTAGCAATGTGTCTTGTAATATATGCTTGGTTAGTAGCACAGGATTACTTTAAAGAACTCACTGACCAAGATGTAAGAAAGAGATTATATGAAGATCAAAGAGATCAAATAGAGCAAGACATGGCACCATTTGGATTCATGTCTGATGGGTTGGATGATGATTCATTTGTTGACGATGATGGGACTAGATGGACTAAGACAGATAGGGATGATATTGATTCAACATATGGTGATATGGCATATATGTGGGAGTATAGATAACTGTTCATTCACCGTTTCCCCTGTGAAATAGTTCCTTTCAATAAATAATTTTAGGAAATTGGGAACCTTAGGGGAACGAAAACATGGCTATTCAGTTAGTATCGCCTGGTGTATTAATCAGGGAAGTTGATCTAACAGTCGGAAGAGCAGATAATGTTGTCGATAATATCGGCGCACTTGCTGGTCCATTCGAAATCGGACCAGTACTCGATCCAATAACAATCGAGACTGAACAAGACTTAATCAACACATTCGGTAAGCCTCTGAGCACCGACAGTCAGTATGAATACTGGATGACAGCATCGTCATTCCTTTCCTACGGTGGTATTCTAAAAGTTTGTCGTTCTGACGATGGCGATCTTAAGAATGCTAACGCAGGTGTTGGTATTGCTAATACAACAACTCTGAAGATTAAGAGTTACGAGGATTATCAATCCAATTATACTACTGCTACTGATTTCTATTATGCTGCTAAGAACCCTGGCCAATGGGCAAAAGGGATTAAGGTTGCTTTTATTGACGACCTAGCAGACCAAACATTAACAGTTTCCTCTTCTAATCCAGCAGCGATTGGTTGCACGATTGGTTATGGTGTTACTGCTTCTTTAAGTACAGTGCTACCTGGAGCAGGTACAACCACACAATTTGATGGTTACCTCAAAGGTATTATCACTGGTATCACTACTGATGCCGTTGGTGGTAAGAGTAGTATAGATGTTAAGATTGTTTCACGTGTTGAAGTAGTTGGTAAAGGTTCAACCGAAACTAAGGTTGATTACACTGAAGGTGGTATTTACGCATTCTCTGCAACAGATACTATCTGGACAAACTTGAACGCTGGTACAGTTGATGCTACTAGTGGTTTCACACCTGCAGCAATTGCTGACTGGTATGATAATCAGACTCTTAACTTAGATAACGCAACTATCTACTGGAAGTCTGTTGCTCAGAAACCAGTAACTAACCAGTTTGCTCTTGATAGAGGTGCTAAGAATGATGCTTGTCACGTTGTTGTTGTAGACGACGCTGGTACTTTAACAGGCATTAAAGGTAACATTCTTGAGAAGCACATTTCTCTTTCCAAGACACTTGATGGTGAATCATCAGGTAATGCTGGAACCAAGACTTGGTACAAGAATTATCTTGCAGATTTCTCCGAGAGAATCTTTGCTGGATATAACCCATCTGTTACATATGATGCGTTCCACGGTACTGCTCCTGCTAATGGCGGATTTGCTAGTACTACATTCACTGCTATCAGTAATGCTGATGCACAGTGGGGACAAAATGCTAAGGATGTTAAGTACTTCGCAGGCATAGGTAACACCACTTACCAGATGGACGGTGGTAACAACTATACTGCTGCGAATGGATTCGGTGCTGTATTAGGTGATCTAATTACCGCATACGAGAAGTTCCAAACTAAAGATGAGATTGCAGTTGATTACTTGATTGGCGGCCCTGGTTCTTCTTCAAGAGCTGAGTCACAAGCAAAAGCAAACAAGATAATCGATATTGCTGAAACACGTAAAGATTGTGTTGCAGTAACATCTCCTCAGCGTGGTGACGTAGTAAACATCACTAACGCTAACACTCAAACAGATAACATTGTATCCACCTTAGATGGGGTTAACTCTTCATCTTATGGAATCATGGATTCCGGTTACAAGTATATGTTTGATAGATTCAACAATGAATTCCGTTGGGTTCCATGTAACGGAGACATTGCTGGACTAATGGTTAGAACTAACAGAGAGTTCTATCCATGGTTCTCACCTGCAGGACAGCAGCGTGGTGTTCTTAACAACGCTACGAAGCTTGCATATAATCCTACGCAGGCACAAAGAGATACTCTGTATACCAAGAGAATTAACCCTGTTATATTCCGTCCTGGTATCGGCATCATGCTCTTCGGAGACAAGACTGCCCTTGGTTATGCCTCAGCGTTTGACAGAATTAACGTTAGAAGACTGTTCCTTACAGTCGAGCAGGCACTAGAGAGAGCTGCACAAGCTCAACTCTTTGAGTTCAACGACGAAATTACTCGCTCGAACTTCATCAATATCGTAGAACCATATCTGCGTGATGTTCAAGCAAAGAGAGGTTTATACGACTTCCTAGTAATTTGCGACGAGACTAACAACACACCAGATGTCATCGACAACAACGAGTTCCGAGCAGACATCTTCCTCAAGCCTAGCAAATCTATCAACTTCGTCTCACTAACCTTTGTTGCCACCCGCACAGGAGTTAGTTTCGAGGAAGTCGCTGGTAGAGTATAAAATAAGGAGTTAAACACAAATGGCTAACAACCCAGGTTTAAGAAACATACAGGACTTTAAGAGTAGGTTATCGGGTGGCGGCGCTCGCCCTAACCTGTTCGAGGTTGCTATTGATAAGTTTCCCTCATATGCCGATGGACTTTGGCAGACTGAGAAAACCGATTTCAGGTTCCTTTGCAAAGCAGCAAACTTACCTGCTTCTAACATCGCACCAATCGATGTTCCTTTCAGGGGTCGTATTCTAAAAGTTGCTGGAGACAGAACTTTCGATCCATGGACACTTACAGTTATTAATGACGAAGACTTCAAAATCAGAACTGCTTTTGAAGGATGGATGAATGGTATTTCTAAACTGGATAATGCCAGTGGTACCACAGGGCCTAATTCCTATATGGTAGACGCTGATGTTTATCAACTAGGACGTGGAATTACTGCTAACTCTGGTTCTAAAGCAGGTGATGTTCCTAATGGACCTTCTGGTGGTATCAGTGGTGCAGGTGGACAGGACACTGCTACTTTAAGACATTATAAATTCTTTAGCGTTTGGCCAACAAACGTTTCTGAGATTGCATTGTCTTACGAAACTGGTGACACAATTGAAGAATTTACTGTAGAACTACAAGTTCAGTACTTCAGAGCAGACACCAACGGACATACCATCTCCTAACTCTTATAAATACTAAGACGGTCTAGTCTAGTATAGATGGCTAAATTATTTGGATTCTCTATTGAGAATAATGAGGAAACCCCAAAGTCGGTAGTATCACCGGTCCCCGAATCACACGAGGATCAAAGTGATCACTACATGACTTCGGGGTTTTTTGGGAACTATGTTGATCTTGAAGGTGTCTATAAAAACGAATTTGATTTAATTCGTAGATATCGTGAGATGGCTTTGCATCCAGAAGTTGATGGTGCAATTGAAGATGTTATTCAGGAAACTTTAGTATCTGATACCAATGAAAGTCCTGTTGAAATTGAACTTTCTAAGTTAAATGCTAGTGATGGTATTAAAGAAAAAATTAGAAAGGAATTTAAATACGTAAAGGACTTATTAGATTTTGATAAAAAAGCACATGAAATTGTGCGTAACTGGTATATAGATGGACGTTTATACTATCACAAAGTAATAGATTTAAAGAAACCAGAAGAAGGAATACAAGAGATAAGATATATTGACGCAATGAAAATGCGTTTTGTTCGTCATGCTACTAAGGAAGCAAAGGAAGAAGCATCAAGGATTGCTGCTATTCAAGGCAATAGAGAACTGAATAGTGTTGATAGTGCTTTCCCTAAGATAGAAGAGTATTTCATATACAGCACTAAGAACACTACAGGTGGTGCTTTAAATCCATCCAGTAATCTTACAGACACTAAAGGCGTCAGGTTCTCAAAGGATTCAATCGCTTATTGTACTTCTGGTTTGGTAGATAGGAACAAAGGTTCTGTACTATCATACCTTCATAAGGCAATTAAATCTCTCAATCAACTTAGAATGATTGAGGATAGTTTGGTTATATACAGACTATCAAGAGCACCAGAACGTAGAATATTCTATATTGATGTTGGTAATCTACCTAAAGTGAAGGCAGAACAATACCTTCGTGACGTTATGATGAGGTATCGTAACAAGTTAGTTTATGATGCAAACACCGGAGAAATCCGTGATGATAAGAAGTTCATGTCCATGATGGAGGACTTCTGGTTACCTAGACGTGAGGGTGGACGTGGAACAGAAATCACAACACTCCCAGGTGGACAAAACCTCGGAGAAATTACAGACATCGAGTACTTTAAGAAGAAACTCTATAAGTCACTTAATGTTCCTATCTCAAGAATTGAAGGAGACGGTGGGTTTAACCTGGGCAGATCTTCTGAAATCTTAAGAGATGAACTTAAGTTTAGTAAGTTTGTTGGTAGATTACGTAAGAGATTTAGTAATCTATTCTTAGATATGCTAAGGACTCAATGTTTATTGAAGAACATTTGTACCCCAGAAGACTGGGATTCAATGTCTGAGAACATTCAGTTCGATTTCTTATATGATAATCACTTCTCAGAACTCAAAGATGGTGAGTTGCAGAGAGAAAGATTCTCATTAGCAATGGAAGTAGAACCTTATATTGGTAAGTACTACTCACAAGATTGGGTTCGTCGTCAACTTCTCCGTCAGACTGATCAAGACATTCTTGAGCAAGATGCATTGATTGAGAAGGAAATTGATGAAGGAGTAATTCAAGATCCTGCAGAGTTGGCAATGGCTATTGATGGTGTAGGAATGGATCCTGCATTCCAAGAAGCAGGTGGTTCCCAACCAGATTTGGGTAAACCTATTATGGAACCAAATCTCGAAGGCGCTAAAGATGCTGGTAGGACTAAACTACCTAAAGGCGGCGAAATCTAATGGAAGAAACGGGATTTGATCCACCGTTTGTTAATATCAATTTAAATGTTGCCGATGTGAGATTATTATATAATGCAGTTGATTTTTATTTGGTAAATAGACCAGCATCTGGAGCTAGACCAACATATCAACAAGAACCAACAGCACATTGTGAGGCTATGAAACGTACTCTCAATTCAGTGTTGATGGAATATATGTATCGGAAGCAAACTGCAGAAGATATAAATAATACCTAGAACAAGTTATGACCTTGAACATGGATGATTTAATGGATGCTATCGTAGCGAATGATTCGCCATCGAAAGTTAGTGATGCAATCAAAGACCTTCTGTATGCAAAAGCAGGTGGAAAGGTAGATGCCTTAAAACCAGAAGTTGCAAATAGTCTTTTCGGAGATCAAATGCCAGAAGTTGAAAGCGAAGTTGAAGTTAATGATGAACCTGAAGCAACTATCGACACCGAGGAATCTGAGTAATGGCAGTACATAACCCAGTTGGGAATGTAGTAGCACTGGTTACTAGCGCAACGAGTGGGCAAACTACTCAAATAGATCAACAGTCTGATACTTTGAGGATTGTTGCTACTGCTGGTAATAATCACGTAGCTATTGGATCAACTCCAGTTGCTGTAGTAACAGATTATTTGGTTCAGGCAACTGGTGAATCATTTATATCTTTAGGAGCAATTGCGTCACAAAGAGTGACTCATGTAACTAAGGGTACCACTACTCTCATTAAGTTTCCTGAGGGAATGCCGGGTTCACCATTTGTCGTTGGTGATACGGTATCATTGAGTGGAAAGTCAGGGTGGACTTTTGAACATGCACATATAAGTGCTATTACATACCCAAGTGCTACTACAGCGGATCAAAGGACACAGATTACTGTTGTTTTTAATTCAAGTGGATGGAGTGGTACTTTCGCTGATGATGAAAGTGGTGCTGGCGATAAGTCAACATTACGTCGTTCGTTTATGGTTGCCGCTAGAACCGATACCGGTGCAGGCAAGATTTATGTACAACAAGTCCAAGTAAGCGGTGACAGTTAATGAAACTAATTAGAGAAGAGATTGAATCAGTAGAATTTCTTGTCGAAAGCAAAAACGGCAAGAAGTCCATGTATATTGAAGGGGTATTCCTTCAAGGAAACATTCAAAACCGTAATGGTAGAATGTATCCAATGGAAACACTCCGTAAGGAGGTAGGTAGATATAATGAGAATCATATTCAATCAGGTAGAGCACTTGGAGAACTCGGTCACCCCGAAGGACCAACTGTAAACCTTGATAGGGTTTCTCATAAAATCGTTTCTCTTAAGGAGAGTGGTTCTAATTTCATTGGTAAGGCTAAGATTCTTGGCACACCAATGGGTAAGATTGCTGCTAACCTCGTAGAGGAAGGAGTAAAACTCGGTGTTTCATCGAGAGGTATTGGTTCCCTTAAGGCAACACGAGAGGGAGTTAATGTCGTAGGTGATGATTTCATGCTAGCAACTGCTGCTGATATTGTCGCAGATCCTAGTGCACCAGATGCTTTTGTTGAAGGTATAATGGAAGGCAAGGATTGGGTATGGGACGGTGGTATCCTCCGTGAGAGGTATGCTACTAAAACATACAAAACCATCAACACTTTAGTTGATCAGAAGAAATTAGATGAGAACAAGTTAGATTTGTTCAACGACTTCTTGTCGAATCTTTAATTCTTCTAAATAAATATAGTCACAAACCGGTAGAATCGGAGAACTTACAAATGTCGAGTGGAAAACTACAAGAAATGGAAGTAGGCACTAAGCAATCCCAAACCGCTGTTAATGCTAACGCAGGCAAAGGCGATCCAATGCCTAAGTTAACAACAGGAGGTACAGGAGTTACTTGGCAGGACTTGGGTGGACCTACTCCTGACAACGCAAAACCAGATGATGATTCAGCAAAACTGAACACTGGCTCAGGCGTTAAACAAGTTGCCGATGTGGTTACTAATCGTAAAGGCAAGACAGGAGCCATGGGCGCACAGAAAGCATCAAACCTTAATCAAGGTGACGAGGTAGAACTCGAAGCAGAACAGGAAGTTGTTGCTGAGAAAGAAGAAACTACTGCTGTGGCTGAAGAGGAAGTAGTTGAGACATACGACATGGAAGATGATGTCAATGCTCTACTAGGTGGTGAAGAACTCAGCGAAGAGTTCAAAGAAAAGGCGAAGACAATCTTCGAAGCCGCCATTTCCGCAAAGGTTTCTGAAGTTAAGCAAAAACTTAACGAAGAAAATGCTGCTAAACTCGAAGAAGAAAGAGCAGCAATCAAATCCGAACTCACAGAGCGTACAGATTCCTATTTGGAGTACGTTGCTGACGAATGGTTGAAGGAAAACCAGATCTCAGTTGAGCACGGACTTAAAACAGAAATGACTGAATCCTTCTTAACTGGGATGAAGTCACTATTTGAAGATCATTATGTTTCAATCCCTGAAGAGAAGTATGATGTAGTCTCTACAATGGTAGAGAAGTTAGATGACATGGAGACTAAACTCAACGAGCAAATCGACAAGAATGTCGCTCTTAACAAGCGTCTTTCCGAGTCTGTTTCTGACATAATCCTCACAGATGTTTCTGAAGGACTTGCAGATACAGAAAAAGAGAAGCTCGCAACACTTTCCGAAGGTGTTGAGTTTGAAAGTGAAGACTCGTACAAAGAGAAGCTAGCAACCCTGAGAGAATCTTATTTCTCTAATAAGAAAGCAGCTCCTCAAGCTTCATCCGCCGACACTCTTATGGAGTCTGTTGATGGCGAAGTTCCTGCTGAGCAGGTAACGAAGTCAATGGAATCCTATCTGGGTATCCTAGGCAAGATGAAGGCCTGAATTTAACATTATCAAACAAAACCCTTAGGTAAATCAAATGTTCCAATCAGAACATCTGGTAGAAAAGTGGGCCCCCTTATTGGATCACGATGGTGGCATCAAGGATCCACATCGTAAAGCGGTTACCGCAGTTCTACTAGAAAATCAAGAAAAATTCCTTAAAGAGGAACAGGCCTTTAATACAGGCCAGAACCTCATGGAGACACCAACAAACGCAGGTAATGCTGCTGGTGCTCAAGGCGGTTTCGGTGGTGGTGCAACCCCCGGAGGACCTGTCGCTGGTTTCGACCCAGTACTGATTAGTCTAATCAGGCGCTCTATGCCTAACCTAGTCGCTTACGACTTGGCTGGTGTGCAACCAATGAGCGGTCCTACTGGACTTATCTTCGCAATGCGTTCACGCTACACTACTCAGTTAGGTACAGAGGGATTCTACAACGAAGTAGATACAACTTTCTCTGGACAGAACTCAATTAGTTCTGCTGATACCGGTCAGGACTTCAATGAAGTTGCTGCTGGTATTGGTACAACAATCCAAGCGGGTCAAAACCCTGCTATCCTTAACCCTGTTGGTGTTAACTCTACTGCTGACTACACAGTTGGCCAGGGTATGCCTACAGGCGATGCCGAGAACCTAGGTAACGGCACAAACCAGTTCAACGAGATGGCTTTCTCGATTGAAAAGGTTACTGTTACTGCTAAGTCTCGTGCGTTGAAGGCTGAGTACTCACTAGAGCTTGCTCAGGACCTTAAGGCAATCCACGGATTGAACGCTGAAGCGGAACTCGCTAACATCCTAAGTACAGAAATCCTCGCTGAAATTAACCGCGAAGTTATCCGTACTATCTACAAGACTGCAGAGCAAGGCGCAGTTGCTAACACTTCTACTGCTGGACTCTTCGATTTAGATGTCGATTCCAACGGTAGGTGGTCTGTTGAGAAGTTCAAAGGACTTCTGTTCCAGATTGAAAGAGATGCAAACGCTGTTGCACAAAGAACTCGTCGCGGAAAGGGTAACATTATCCTGACTTCTGCAGACGTTGCTTCTGCTCTAACCATGGCTGGTGTACTTGATTACACCCCTGCTCTTAACGCTAACCTTAACGTTGACGACACTGGCAACACATTTGCTGGTACAATTAACGGTAAGTACCGCGTATACATCGACCCATATTCTGCTAACCTTACTGCTGCTAACGCACAGAATGGTAACCAGTACTATGTTGTTGGTTACAAGGGTTCTTCCCCTTATGACGCAGGACTGTTTTACTGCCCATACGTTCCGCTCCAGATGGTACGTGCAGTTGGAGAGAACACTTTCCAGCCTAAAATCGGCTTTAAGACACGCTACGGCATGGTTTCAAACCCATTCGCTGAAGGCACCACACAGGGCCTTGGCCGTCTGAAGATTAATAGCAACCGCTATTACAGACGTGTAGGTGT